AGTGTCTTGGAGTGATGAGTCCTCTGATGACAGCCTAGACTTTTTCAAACAGTTGGCTGAGGAAGACTAACAAAAGTGCAATACTTTTGGAGGGGAGGCTCGCTGAGTCTCCCCTTTTTTATTGTGGTACAATAGAATTCCACATACCACCAAACTCAGACATTCTTGCTGATTGTGCTGTTCCTATTGAGACGGATTTATCAAAATTATTTGTAACAGAGTTTGTAACTGGAGCAGATACATTATTATTTGGAGCAACGACTACTATCGGTTTTTGTCCATTTTGTGTTTTTGATGCTTCTGCCATCTGTGCAGCATCTGATGTAATAGTAGGAGGTTTCATAACTTGAGGTGGCACGGGTTTTGTTGGTACGTTTATATCGCCAAGAGCGCCAGTCGTACTTGCGGCAGGAGTGCCAGTCGTACTTGCGTTCTTACGACCTACCCAAATCGTGCCGGCTCTCAATGAGGAGATGCCCTCTAATGGACCAGATGTAAACACGTCTTTTCCATTTCTCGGGTGCGACATGGCGGCTTCAAATTCTTCTTGACTCGAAAGTTTCAATACCCTCGTTCGGTCATCTTGTTTTTGTTGATTGACATTTATGGCACGTTTTGATTCAGCTAAGGTTCGTTTTGTTTGATTAGAAACTTCACCAGTGGCAGCCATTTCGGCTTCTGCTGTAGCGGCTGCTTCAGTGTTTGCCTTCTTCGCATTTTCTAATCTTGTTTTTTCCAGGTTGTCCATGGCTTCAGCGCCAACACCTTCTGATGTTAATAACATATTAATAAGATATGCTATTGCTGCTCCACCAAGTAATCCTAGCACCACCGGATTGAAAATATATGGCAAAGCATTCATTAATAAAGTTTTTATTAATGTTTTTGTTAAACCTGCACCAGCCGTCAATGCTCCTCCTGCAGCATTTAAAATCATTTTAATTCCAGATATAGCCATTATCCCTTTAATTACATCTTTTAATTTATCAAAATTTGGCAATATTGCGCCGATTACAGAACCAAATTTCATTAGAGAAGATAAAATACCACTAAAAATACCACTACCACCACTTTCTTTTTCTTTTTCTTTTTCTTTTACAACTCCAACCTTGCGTTCCTTTCGTTTCTCATCTTCTAAGTCTTCTTCTTTTAATTCTTTTTGTTTTTCTCTAAACATATCTTTTTCAAAAAGACTTACGATTTTTTTCAATATGTTTGTTTGTTCTTCTACTGCTTCTACAACTGGTTCATTAGACGTTTCTTCAGATTTTTCTTTTTTTATTTTAGAATCCGATAAAGAAAAAAGTTTTTCTGCTATTTCTTGTCGTTTTTCTCTCCCGGTAATTTTACCAACAAAATTACCGGATGCTCTTCTAACATCTTGCGCTTTACCAGTACTACCTATTCCAAGTCTTCCAATAGTATTCCCAGTAATAGCAGCACTCAACCCAGCAAGAATACCACCTTTTCTTTCAGTTGTAAATTTTGAACTTGCACTTACCTTTGGTGTTTTTTTATCGATGCTTTTGATGGCATCATTATTGGTCTTTAAAACACTGAAGTTTTTATTCAAAACTTGAAGTATTTGTTCAAGATTTTTATTCATTGCTTTGAGAGAGTTAGTACCTGTGTTACGGGTAAGTTGCCCCTCTTGCTTGATTCGTTCAATTACTGCTTCGAAACTAGACATTTTGTTTCTCTAATCTTTCTTTTTCTTCTTTTAAAAACTGTAATAACAATTCTAAATAAATTTTTCTTTCAAATGGTATCATATTATCTAGCTCAGTCAATGAATATTTGTGGTGTTGCATTAATGCAAAATTAACATAGTAATGATTAATCAACGAATCATGACTGAGACCTATATAAAAAAACTTTTAAGACCCTCCAAAACAACGCTTTCATCTTTACCACATTCTTGACAAGTCCATTCTAACGTTGTTAAAAGTTTTGGCATTGTTTCAAAAAATTTTTGAATTTCTAAAAATTGTACTTGCGTTAAATTCGTTAAAAATTCTTTCATTTCATCTTTTGTAAAATCATCATAAACATTCTCTTCATCATACACGCAAACAACACAATTACAAATAAGATCCAAAATAACATCATAATCTTCTTTTTGTATATTATCATTATCTCCAATATCAACAAGAGATGGATCTTTCATTTTTACGCCGTATTTTTCATCTATCTTCAATGTATAATCATGTTTATCATTAAAAGTAACATTGACATCTTCTAAAGAAAGATTATATTTTGTAACGTGATTACAATCAACATCACTACCATGTTGTAAATTTAATTCAACTACTTCACCAACTGATTTTGATCTGAGTTTTAAAAACAAATACTCAACATCATATGAAGCAAGTTTTGTTAAATCTACATCAGGAGTTAAAATACAATTTTCAAGAACAGATAGAATAGCGCCTTCGATTCCTTTTTCGTCTTCACCTTCTAACGCCATATAAAGAATTTTTTCTTCTTTAACAAGAAATGGTCTGAATTTAATCTTCTTTTTCGTTGAAGGGATCATTGTTTCAAATTCAGGTGTAACTAGCTTTGGTAAAGCCATGATATAATCTCCATGTTATATTATATTAAAATATTTTTGGTAACCCAGTAAATGCAATTTTACGACCGGTAATGTTTTTTAATTTTCCACCAATAAATTGTTTTGCTTTATTTTTTGCTTGATTTTTAATTGCTCCAGGACTAAAAGGAATATCAAAAGGCAATCCACCAATTTGTATTCCATCAAGACCAATACGCAACTGTGTTCCAAGTTTCGATTGATCTCTTTCTTCAAAATATCTATATGCCATTGTAACATTTAACATTTGCATTTCGGAAGAATTCCAGTTGTAACTTTGGGCGGCAACAGTTAATGGATAACTATCAATGAGGTCAATTGCATATGTTTTAAATCCGTTTTGATCTAACTGATATAAAGTAAACCCTTTTTTACAAACATAATCGTTGTAATAACCAATATCAAATTCAGTCGTTCTAAAATTACTGTCTAGCCCTGAATTTCGATGAAACCCGCCAATCAAATCTTGCCAACGCATAAAGAATTCACGTTCTCTTAAATCTGGACTACAAATAATTTGAATATCTATCGGGATGTAATTTATCTGCCCACCTATTTTATAAGGTGCGCCATAGTCTTTGTATGTTATGTCAGTTACGGATCTACCTGGGAATGTAGCAGAACTGATTCGAAGAAGTAATGAACTTGACAATCCAAAACTGCTGCCAACTTTTGATAAAACGTCTCCACCAATCTCAACTTCAAAGTTACTGGATTTTGCAAAACCTAAACCGCCAATTTCAGCAGTAAATGCGTCAATATCAAATGCCATCTTATCTTCCTTATACCATTGCTCTTGAGTCACGCCAAACTTTTGACTTGGAACTCTTTTTGAAACGCTCTAGTGGTAAGAACAATGCTGTATCCCAGTCTGTAGAACTAATCTCTAAAAAACGACCACGCACATGTTGATTTAAATACATTTTAAATGTCGGCTTGTAATACTTGCTGATGCCTTTCAATATATTATAGCTGAGTTTCAATTTAGTTGAATCATCGTATTTGCTATTTGTCGTTAAATCATATAAAGCATCCATCAGTTTCGCACGAAGTGGTAGTGGTAAATAATGCAAATTGATGCCATGAAAACCACCAGGAACATTCTGCACCTTAAAGATTAACGGAAACGTATCGTAATATGGTAGCGTCTTCTTATGTTTTGGATCATAACCAAACAAATACATCTTTCCAATAGCGGCTCGATTCTTCAGTTGTGTACGATCCTCTTTCATTAATGACTCAGGTGTTACTGATGTTTTCTTTGCTTCTTTTCGAAACCATTCACGAGCAGCATTAGTTCGAGCAGGAATCTGACCAGCACGAACACCTTTTGCTAAAATAGAATCAAATGTATATGCAACCAAAGTAAATCTCCTTTTACTTATTTATAATCAAAAAAAGAGTTGACATGATTGTAGAATAGAGTTATAATAGGATTGTATCCTTTTGATACTATTAGTTACTTAACATTAAGTTCATTCTCTGTAAGTATTATAAACTTGTACTTACGGTCTTTACACCATTCAATTGCTGCATCCCATTTATATCGATTGACCGCATATGTCTTGACTTCGTTGATATACTTACGAGTCATTTTCTTTTGAATACGTGGTTCTTTTGTTTGTGCTGATGGTTTAATCTCAACAATCCACTCTTCAATACCTTTGTTTGTTTTTATTTTAAGATATACATCAGGAAAGTAACGATGCATCTTACCATCGATTGGGCTTCGATATGGTATAACATGCTCTTCGCTTGACCATTGAAGAACGATATCCGTATAGTCACACCACTTGAAATACTTTAATTCCCATGATGATCTATATTGAATATTCGTTGGGTCTCCTCTATACTTATGAGGATTATGTGGTATATATTTGCCCTTGAGTGTTTTCATTATAAATATACAAAACAGTTTCTATTTAAGGATATTTATAGATGGTTGTAACACCAAATTTAAGCCCACATGATACGAATCAATCTAGGCAGGCAACGTCTGAGCTAGAGAATGCTTTGTCAGTTGGTGAAAAAACAACTAAATTTCCAAGTAACATTCAAGAAGTAGATCACTGGATGGCATTCAGGATTAATGAACATGAATTTCGTAAGAAAGATGATTATGCTGTAAAAAATGATTTACATAGAGTTTTTCTCCCATTACCAGAACAGTTAGCAACAGCATATAATCAAGGTTATAGTTCAACTGGTATTGGAAATATGGGCGAAATAGGATCGATGGTTGGCGCAGACCTTGGTCAAATTGCAAGAGGTAATGCTTCAGCCGGAATAAACAGTCTTGTAAATAAAGTAACTTCTGGCGTTTCTGCTGCTGCGGATGTTGCCGCAAAAGCGTTCGACCAAGCGACTAATTTTACCACACAAGGATTTGAAGACGCATTTAGAACAATTGCTACAAGTCGAGGTGGAGAACTTGGTTTATCGTCTGCTATAGCATTTGGCGAAGCAATACCAGGCATAGGTAATGCTGTAAGAGGAGCACAAGGCGCAGCGGGGTTAGCGAGAAATCCTTTTCTTGCTATGTTGTATGAAGGACCATCTTTAAGGGAACATCAATTTTCTTGGAAACTTGTTGCAAAAAGTTATGACGAATCTCTTGCGATATATCAGATTATTAAATTATTTAAATACTATGCTGCACCGCAAAGATCAGAAGAAGGCTTTTTATTCGATTACCCACAGCAGTTTGATGTTGACTTTCATCACGATGAATTTCTCTATAACATTGGGCCATCTGTTGTAACAAACATTCAAGTGAATTATCATCCAGATGGAGTTTTATATCATCATCAACCATCAACAGATAAAAATAAAAATGGACAATCGATTAGCAATGGTGCAGCCGTTGATATTTTACCGGATATTCCAGGGTCATCCACTACTCCACTAACAACTGAATCTAGGTTCCCATCTTCAAAACCAAAAAAACTTCCTGTGTCAGTACAATTATCTATTAATCTTCAAGAAGTTGGTGTTGTTACAAAATATGAAATCAACAATTATAATAGGTAAATTTAATGGCATTCTTTTTTGAAAATCACCCAAAAATATCTTACGATATTCAAAAGAATGGTATTACCCATACTGTTCAGAACCCTCTTGTGCGTTTTAAACTTCAAAATATTTTAAAAAATAGAACTGCTCTATACTATACACACGACATTAATGAAGGTCAAAGCATAGAATTTATTGCTGATAGATATTATGGGAATTCAACACTCGACTGGGTAATCTATATTGTCAATGATATTATTGATCCCCAATATGATTTACCAATGGACTATCAACAGTTCATTGCGTATGTTAAATCAAAGTATGGGTCGACAGAATCCGCATTAAATACAGTGCATCATTACGAGCATATTATTCAAACACAGTCTGTGTTATTTGATGGTACTATTGTTCCAGAAAAAGTAATTGTTGTTGACGAAACAACATATAATACTCTTACTGCTACAGAAAGACGGGAAGTATCAAACTATACATATGAAGAAAGATTAAATGAATCCAAACGGACAATTAAAATTCTTGAAAAAAGATATTTAAATCAATTCTTAGATGAAGCAAAAAGTATTTTTGAATAATGATTAATGAATCGTATAGACCAAATCGTATTGAAATAAAAAGATGTTTGCTATTTAATTATAGAAATAATAGCATTGACATTCATGGTATGATGCGAGGATTTTCAATATACCATGATATCATGGCAAATGGAATGGAATGCGAAATTCTACTCGTAGACGCTGGTGGTTTAATTGAAATGTTGCCAGTTGTAGGAGATGAAAATCTATTCATTTCTTTTAAGACTCCTACATTTGATAGTGTAAGAGAGTATATTTTTAGAATTTATAGTATTACTAACAGAGAAAAAAATAAAGAGCGTTCTGATGTTTATATTTTAAGAGGTTGTTCTCAAGAAATAATTAACAATAATATAAAGTCTGTAGATAAATCTTATTCTGATTTAAAAGTATCCGATATCGTAAAATCAATCTACCATGAATATTTGCAACCAGATGAAAAAGATTTTTTAATTTCAAAAAAGAAAAGTCTTTTTATTCAAGATACAGAAGATAATCACCATCTAATATTTACTGGCGAAAAACCTTTTGATGCAATCAACAAAGCATCTTTCGAAACGAAAATAAAAACAAATGGAAAAAATGTAAAATATAATTTTAATAGAAAAAAAGAATCTGAAGAAGAATTGATTGATACAAGTGAATCTTCAAACTTAGTTTTCTATGAAGATTACAATGGTTGGAATTTCAGAACAATTGATAGTTTAATAAGTCAAAAACCATCAAATAATTTTTACCTTATGGATGCAAATTTAGAAACGCCAATACATAAAGACAAAGTTAGTAAATCTCAAATTATTAACAGTATGAGTTTTGATAAGCAATTTGATACACTTAAAGGTCTCAGACAGGGGTTGTATTATCACAGTGTAGAAACAATAGATCCGATTACAAAAAGATTTAAAACAGATAATTATTCTTACAATAAAGACTCTAATAAAATTTCTCATTTAGAAAAGGAAAGAGGTCTTTATTCTGCAAAATCTTTATTTAAAAAAGATAATATAAGTTCTTTGACATATTATATACAATCTAATATCGGAGAAGATTATAATAAACAACCATATCTATCTAAAGCAATTACTAATGACCCACAAATTAGAAATCCCAGAACGATACACAAATATTTTAAATATGATTTATTGTCAAGATTGCAGTTAAATAATATCGTTATTAGTATTGGTGTGCCTGGTAATACTGATTTAGATGTAGGTCAAGTAGTAAATATTTTTATGCCACAATTGTCTGATAGGGATGACTATAAAGATAAAACAAATTTATTATTCACTGGTAAAATAGATGAAAATGGAAATAGAACTGCTAAGTTTTTTATAACTAGCATAAAACACGATTATAATGTGGAATCAAAATCTTTTATCACAACTTTTCGTTGTGTCAAAGACACTTATGGTAAGAAAGTTATAGAAGAGACTCGTGATATAATTGATGAGGATGAATAATGAAGAATCTTGGTGAACAGTTTATCTGGTGGTATGGAGTTGTAGAGGATCGTTCTGACCCTCTTGAACTTGGTCGTGTGCGTGTCCGCTGTTATGGTTGGCATACAGACAATCTTGATGACCTTCCAGTTAAAGACTTACCATGGGCGCAACCAGTTCAAGATATCACATCTGCTGCAATTAGCGGTATTGGTAAGAGTGCGACTGGTATTGTAGAAGGTACATGGGTTGTTGGTTTCTTTGCTGATGG